GCAGCCTTGATCTTTTCAGCAGTAGCATTGTTTTGTGAATTCATTGCAATATCCGTTTTAAGGCGAGCTGCATCTGCGTCACTTGCTTGTGCTAACTCTTGTTGCTTCAATTGAATATCAGTTTGTAAAGCTTGGTTCTTAATTGCTTGATCCGTTTGAACCTTGTTGCTATTTAACTGAGTATCAGCTTGAAGTTTTTGTTGAGCCAATTGAACATCGGCTTGATCGCGTTGTGCGCGACGATTTGTTTCTGCCATAGAAGCTTGTAATACAGCTTGATCTGATGGATCCATTTGCGGTTGTGGAGCAAATTTCTGCATGAGTTGACCAAGTTGTTGTAATGCTTGTGCTACGCCAGAAAATGTTTGTTGTGAATCCAACTTAACATGTTGACCAGCAATCGCCACCACTTTATCAATTTGTGTTTTAAGCTTGCTATCTTCATATTTTTGCAAGTTAACTTTTTGATGGCCACCAGCATATGTTTGCATTTGTTGTGTATACCAAAGAACCATATGTTGTTTTACATGCTCTAATACTTGTGGTATGAATTGTGGTGCAATCAAGTTGTTGCTACCTAAATTAGGATCTAATGCAAAATCAAGGTGAGCTTGAATATGCGATAGTTGATCTTGATCAGGGTAAGCAAAAGCTGATTTACCTAAAGCCATTGCAGCATTTTCGTTAGATGCATCCATCTCTGCTGGTTGTGCATTAGCTGGCATTAACTCATTAACACCTGGCACCTTCATTTGTTTTAATACACGTGTAATCACAGCATTTTGATCAAACGCTTGTGGGAACTGTGTCATTAATTGCAATACGGCTTGATTCTGTGCCATACGTTGTGTTTCTGAAAATATGTGCGGATCAGAAACAGGAACGATGTCTGAGTTACGTTTGAAGTCATCACGTGAAACAGGAAGGTCAGCAACAACGTCGCCTTTCTTCATGTCATCTAGATACCAACGATTGATACGGCCAAGCACTTGCAATACACGTCTTTGTGAATCATGTAATCGTGCGTGAATAGCTGAGAATACTTTTGCGCCTTGCTCAATTAAAGCTTGTGCTGTACCTACTGGGGAGTTTGCATTAATGTCTGCAATCTTCTCTTCAGATGTTGATACCACACCTTTAGCAGCAGTATCTAACCAACCAAGTAATTCAAACAATACTTGTGATGGTGGATTAAATGGCATAGGCATAGCAATCTTACGTACATCATCTACACCTGGTGCGCCTTCAATTTCTGATACTTGTGTTACTTCGATCTGTTGTGACGAACCACTAATCTTCGCGCCTTTGAGTTTAAGCATAGTAGCGCTGTTATTAATATGAGCGGTATCCAATAGAGCGCGGAGAGCGCCAGTAAGAGCAGCACTAAGGCCACCAATAAGATGAGGGAGACCAATTGCGTAAGCACCCCTCCAAGGAATAAACTTGAATTCAATGAGCCAATCCAACTTGTTAAACGTTTCATCGCCTTCCTCCCAGTTTCTATATAGACCTAGTATTTTGTGTTCAAGACTATCAATCATCATGATGTATGGTGCTGATTCGCCTTTAGTACGTTTGTCATCATCAAGTTCAAGGTATGTATAGATGTGATATACAGTGCGTAAACCATCTTCATTATCTTGCCATTGACGACCTTCAACTTTATTAGAGGCTTGTTCTGATTTGGTTTCTTCAGGTTCTGATGTAGCACGAATAAGATTAACATCGCGATATAAACCACGATCAACACGTTGATTAAATTCCCACTCAGTAATTTGTTGTACTTCAGTTACACGTTGTGATGTGTAGAAGTTAACTGATGCGAATGGTAAAAGAATGTTATCAATAGGCACGAACTCTGCGCATGGACGACGTTTCTTTTCGTCATACCATAACTTCATAAACTGTGAGCCACCTAACGGTAACTGTGTGAGTAACTGTTCTTGCTCGTCACGGAACTCTTCAATCTGCTCCGTTAATTGCCAGTTCATGTAATCACGTTTACGTTCTGCTACTTCTGTCTTGATCTCGTCAGCGTCACCTAAGATTTGGATTCGCGTTGGGCCATCAGGCGGAAAGAGTTCTTTGATCGCACTTGATGCGAAGTCGACGCAGGCTTCTGCCATAACTGGGTGTACCACGCGAGAAGCTCCCATAAAATTCGCGCCACCAGGAGCGTCATCACCCAAACCAGTTCGCCTAATACCTTCTTCGTATTGTTTATCGCGTTTTTCACGTGCTTCTTTATCCTTCTTAATTAAATCTAAATAACGGTTACCAATCTTATCTAAGTCGTATAAGTTGACTGATTCAGCTAAGTTAGAATAGAAATCTTCATCTTCAGCTGGACCTTTAAATTCTTCAAGGTGTACAGTAGCTGAGCCGTCTTCGTTCTCTACAATACCTTCTTCTTGTTCAGGTATTTCAACTTCGGCACTTCCGTCTGCATTCTCTTGTGTTTTTATACCAGCAATATGTCTGTCATATTCCTGTTCAATGGGCATCTCAGCCATAACGTCTCCTTGAGTTAAAATCTATTACATTTGCTAATCTATATTCTTTTTCTAAATCTATTGGGCCACCTTTTGCTTTTTTAATCGGCAAATATTTTGAACGTAAATGATTCAATAAGTCTTCGCCAGTAAAATAGTTTTTACCTTGTTTTACTAAATCATTAGTTGCATCCATAAATAATTTGTATTTAGTAGATTCTTCTTTTTCTAAATCTCTTGGAATTGGAGGTCTGCTAATGTTAAATGGATTGTCACTAACATTTTTTAAATTTTCTAATGAATGATTTTTTACAATTTTTTCTACATCAGGATGAAAATGGATATCTTTAGGAACTATTCCATGAATGCCAACTGAATTTGGATCTAATAAGTTTGTGTGATTTAAATCTTTAATATCGACAATTTCATGGTCAAGGAATGGATTTTGTATAAAGTCATTGATATACGGCTGATACTCTTCTTTTGGTCTTGAATTTTTCTTACCTTTAATTTGTGCAAGATCAATGTAAGCTCCAGGATCCTCATTAATTGGAAGTCCTTTTTTATTCATGATATGTTTCATGTTTCCAATGTGCATATTTATTAGTTCTTGATCGTCCATTCTTGTCCTTGGATATTTTTCATCAAAGTCATCTGTAAATATTCTTTGTGACAATTCAGGATCATTAGCTATTGTTTCTTTATTTGCATCTAACCATCTATCAAGATCTCTTTTAACTTGAGCTTCTATAGTTACATGAGGTTTATTTTCAGCATCTCTTAATGAAAATATTTGTTTATCTCCATTCATTACGCCTTTAAAGTAGTCAGGCTGTGTACCAACGCAGTGGCCCATTTGATTGCCCTCTGACTCAAGAGCTGCTTTAGTAATTGCTGGATCGGTAGGATGTTTTAATTCAATCCATCTAAAGTCTTTACCGTATTCTCTTGGAACTGGTAAATCTTTAATACGGTCAGCTTCTGCTTTAGCTGCTATCCTAGCTTTTTCTGCGTCGTATGCTGCCGTGTGTCTAATTGCTTTTTCAATAGACATTTGATCAAGATGTTCAGGTTTTAATTTTCCGTTTGTTAAGTCTTCATAAAGAACATCGGATACATGATCAAGACCTAATCTGCGGCCAATGTCAGGAACTCCAATATGGTATATATACTCATCAGGTATATGATTGATTAACTCAAGGTCTTTAGTTGATTGAATCGGAAGGTCATGTTCTGTTCTAATTTTTGAAGCTTTAAATCTTTCTGCGGTAGCAGGATCTTTAAAATGTTTATCAATGTTTTCATCATGTAGTATTGCTTTTACTTCTTGTGAGCTAACAGGGTCGAATGTTGAATCAACTTTGTACTCCCACTCTTTACCTAGTGGTGTTTTAGCAATTCCCTTTTCAGGCAATCCAATTTGTTTACGTTTTTGTTCCATGTAGTATTTTGAATCTCCTACTAACGGAGAAAAGTTATGTTCTACACCTGACTCAATCGCTTTAAGTATTGGATCGTTTTCTGTGCCAGCTTGATTGCGAATATACTTTCTAACTTTTGTATCAATCCAATTGTTTAATGCTTCACCATTAATATCTCTTTGATAACCGCCATATTCGTCAGTAGTTCCGCCTGTTTTTTTAATTTGAGCTAATTCTTGATCTAATGTTTTCTCACCGCTAACTAACATGCCGCCTTGTGGCTTGATAATGTTTAACTCAGGATCGATAGCGTTTAAGTATTTACCGATAAGGTTACGGTTAGCGCCTTTAGCGTTTACAAGTTCTTGGCCAAGGAAGTTAGCGCCTTTTTTTACTGCTGTCTTACCAATAGATCCAACATCTTCTGCTATGCCAGGTCCAATAGATGCTGCGGCAGTTTCTAATGCAGGATAGCTATTGCCTGACTGTAACGGCATGGTTGCTTCATTAAACGCTTCTGTAGTTAATGGAGCTGGTTTTTTTGCAGGCATGTTGTAGTTAAGTTGCGATTGACTTGGAACTACATTGTTGTTGTATGGTGATGATGGATTGCCATAACCTAAGCTATTAGCAATATCCATTGGGAATCCAGCAAGTGAATTAGCTGCACGTATGCCTATGTCACTAATTGATTGTGGTCCGTTTTTATAAGCATTCTGTATATCTGTTGGCAACTGATTTTGCACGCCATTTTGTATACCACCTGTAACTTCTTTAATAATGTTTGTAACTGGACTAATGCCTGATACTTTGTTAAACGTTGCTTGGCTTGGGCTTGGTGTAATTTTTTGTGGAATGTATGATGAGCTAGGTGATGGCATCATATCCAAATTAGTTGGATTAATGTTTTGCATAAAGTAAGCAGTAATAGGATCAACAGCATTTTGTTGCATGTTAGATCCGCCATCAGCCATATGTACGCCACCGCCTTGTGCATAAGCGCGGCCACCATCTTTGTATAAGAAGTCTTCTTTTTTTCCGTATGTTGGATTCTTTACGAATACTGCTGGGCCAACTTGTATTGCTTCTTTGCCAGCGACTACTGGTTCCATTGTTGCTCTATCATAAAAATGAGAGTGACGCTCTGGATCCATACCAACTTGTATCCATTCAGGATCATTCATAATCTCTGTGGCTTTTGCTACAGCTTCATCTGGCGTGGTTGGCTTCCAGTTGCCTTTGATAGTTGCTATCGTGCCTTTAGGATTGCCACCAGCGATTGATGCGGCTGCCTTTTGTGACATGCCGAATGTTGGATCAGTAACGTGAGCTACGCTTTCATGTCCGATGAGTAAGCCAGCGCCGTGACCAGATATTTGTTCGTGTATAGTTGGAACCCATACGCCTTTGTTAGTGTATGCAGGAATGTCTAAACGTAATCCTACTGGATGGCCTTCTTGTAGTATTTGTGAAGGAACGCCGTATAAACCTTTTTGATTTTCTTTTAGCGCACCAATAGCTTCTTCTGGTGTTGCTGGTTTTGGTACAAAGCTAAATGGTGTTACTGGCTTGTATTGATTCACAAGAGCTTCATAACCTGCTGGTGTTATTTCGCCAGTAGTTAATTGCTGGAATCCTTTTGATAATTCAGGCACGCGTTTAGTTACATCTTTAAAGTGCATGTCTATACGATTAACTTTTGGTGCAACTGCTTTACCTGCTGATTCTTCTACGCCTTTAACAATAGCTTCAGCTAACGATCCACCTGCACCCATGTGTATTGATCCGCCATCTTTTTGGCCACGGTCTTTAAGGTACTGTAACCATTCAGGTGAAATCTCTTGGCTTACTTCTTTAGTACGGAAGTCAATAGGTTGCGGCGATCTGCCTTCTGGAAATTTCTTTGATCCAAGTGTTTCGTTGTAAACTTTCTTTTCAAAGTCTGTCATGTTCTCAGCACGAATAGGTTCCATGCCTGGATGACCTTCGCCTAATAGATCTTCACCGCCAAAGTAATATGGATAGTCACCGTGTACTAAAGGATTGTATTGCACATTTGGATTAAGCTCTACGAGTCTATGGCCAACAGAATAAGCTGGTGCATTAGCAATCGCTTGATCAACTGATTTCTGCAATTGCGGCATGATGTTATGTGCCTGTCCTTTTAATCCACCTACACCTTTACCATAAATCGTGTCAGCGAATACTGTACGCTGCGTAAATGTTGTTGGGTTAACTTCGCTGTTACTAAAGTTTGGATCGCTGATGTCTATTCTATTTGGAAATAAAGGCCCTTGTATCTTTACCTCTTTTCCATCACGTACAACCGTCTTGCTGACTTGTTGTTTGTTTAAATAGTCGTTGATTGTATTAACATGTTCAGGTGTTACTTCGCCTGACTCAATCTTGTCGAGTAGATTGTTGTGGAATATTTTAAAGTTTGTTGGGTTGCCGCGGTGTTGTATTTCTGATCCGATGATAGGTGCGTGTATGACTTCGCCTTGCTTGTAGTCTTTCATTGCGTTAGCAATACGTGATGCTGCTGTCTGATTTGAGAACGCTGCAGCTGCTTGTGTGTCTGCATGAATAGGAGATTGATAGCGTAACGTTGAGAAGCCAGGGCCACCGAGGTATCCGCTTAACGGATCTACAGCCATGCGATCATACTGCAACGTCTTGAGTGTCTTACCTTCATATGGAGCAAGTACAACTGACGGCTTGATCAGCTCGCCTGATTTCTTGGCCATAGATTCAGCCAGTGCTGCCTCAAGTCCTTTCATCAAATCAAACTCTAGTTTTGCCATTCGCTTCCTTGATGCGTTTTACTACAGCTTTGCGTTGTGCTGGTGTGTAGTCATACCAGTTTGTTATCTCTTCTACTGTTCGCTTACATGCCTTACATGTTTCGGTGCCAGGTATAAGTTGGCATACGCTCTTGCACGGTGACTTTATATTTGCCACTCTTGACAAACCTTATACCAGTATCTAACTGTGCCACGTCTACTTCTTAAGCTTCTAACCTTACGTGTGTGTTCGTGTATTCTTCTTCTATATCGCATAAGGATTCACACGTGCTTGTGGTTCTTCGTCAGCATAGTAATCGTCTTCACTCGGTGCTGGATCTATACTTAATAGGCCAGCGTCTCTAAAGTATCTTAGTGCTTGCGTACACGCATCCACATAGTCATCATGCGTTGCTTCAGGGAACGCACATATCTGAGACACGAAGCCTTCTGCCCAATCCCTAACGTATCCCTTGTTGTTGTTGGACTCTGGGATCCAGACGCGGCCATGTGCAATAATGTTTGCAACAATCGATAGTCTTTGCACCTTATCCGCTTTCCCTGGGTTGTAAGCTCGCACTGGTAGATGCGCCCGTTGCATATCTTGTACAAGACTGATTCCAGCTGCCTTGTC